CAATCTGACTTAATAACCGTATTTTGGGGCTTGAGTTGTCAGTTGTCAAATCCATTTCATGCATTGGCGTGTCGGCAATTCGGGGGACAGCCATTTGCCCTTGCCTGTCTCACATAATGAGACGACAGCCCTGCGAAGAAAGCGGGCGAAGAAAGCGAATTAAAAAAGAAAGCGGGGGGGCGATTTATGGTAAGGCGCTTTTAAGAGTTAGAGCCACCAAGCAATCTAGCAAAGCAAAGCCCCCCAACAAAGCATGCAAAGCAAAGCAGGGAAGAGCAGAGCATTGAAAGTGGAGGAGACTTTGCTGGGTCTGCGACCCCAGGGTTTTAAATATGCGTGTCTATGTGTGTGTGTGTATCTACTCACATAAGTTTGCTAGGGTTCGTATAGTTAGTATTTTATACTGCTTACAGAACAGTGGCTAAAGTAACAAAAAAAACTTTAAAAATAAATGTCCAAAAAGTGTCCTCTGGACACCTAATAGTATAGTGTAGGGCGAAAGCATGGAAGCCCTACCCTATAGCATACTGGCAACCTATGGGTTGCCCCCTATATTAAGCCCTAACCTTCGGCTTCCGCCTTGGGGCTACAGCCTACGGTTAGGAAAGGATTACTGCAGTGCTCCAACAATTCCGCACTGCTACTGCCTATGGAAAGAAAAAAAGTTACAGCATCTACTCACAGAAGTGATGCTATCAAAAAGCAAATTATAGAATTTCTAATGGAGGGTTACTCCGTTCAAAAGGCGATGGATGCCGTTGGGCGAAGTGTCAAGACTTACGAATACTACCGTAAGACTGACCCATCCTTTGCACTACAAATAGACAAGGTGCGGTCTATGACCGCCCGTGGTGAACTCCAGACTGGTACCATTGCGGTACCACCATTTGAGGAGTTTTCTGAGAAATACCTGGGAGTAAAAGTCTTCACCCATCAAAAGCATTGGGTAGATTTATTGGAGGGTTCAATCCCCTCCGAAGTTCACCCAAGTATTATCTATGAACCTGGAGACCCAGACCTACTCATAGTCAATACTCCTCCAGAGCATGCCAAGTCAACAACCATTACTGTTAACTATGCTCTCTATCAGATTTGCCGTAACCCTAACATCCGTATCTTGGTTGTATCCAAGACACAGGCTATGGCACAGAAATTCCTGCTCTCCATCAAGAACAGACTCACTCATCCTCGTTATCAGGACTTACATCTCGCCTTTGGACCTCCAGGCGGTTTTCAAAAGAACTCTGATTCGTGGAAGCAGGACCTAATTTACTTATCATCAGAAGCAAGAGACTCTGGTGAGAAGGACCCCACAGTTCAGGCTATCGGTATCCGTGGTCATATCTATGGTGCCCGTGCTGACCTAATCATCATGGATGACTGTGTTGACCATACCAACGCCCATGAATATGAAAAGCAGATTGACTGGATTCAATCCGAAGTTATGTCTCGTATTGACAATGACGGAGGTAAACTTCTAGTTGTAGGAACTCGCCTTAGACCAAAAGATTTATACTCTGAACTGAGAGACCCTATGCGGTATCCAGATGAGAAATCTCCTTGGACCTACTTTGCTCAACCTGCGGTATTAGAATTTAAAGATGACCCTAAAGATTGGTTAACTCTTTGGGCTAAGACCAATATGCCACCAGTATCTGGTAAAGGCGTTCCAGATGAGAACGGTCTTTATACCAAGTGGGATGGGGAAGCGCTTTACAAAAAGCGTGGTCGTATGTCTCCAAACTTATGGGCAATGGTTTATCAACAGCAACAGGTTCATGAAGATTCAGCCTTTCCTGCTGATGCAGTCAAAGGTGTTATCAACGGTGCTCGCAACATTGGAATTATTCCAAAGAACAAAGCAGGCAACCGACATGAAGGCATGGATGGTTTAATTATTGTTGCAGGGCTTGACCCAGCGATGTCTGGTTATACCGCAGCCGTATGTATCGGTATAGATATTGCTACACAAAAAAGATATTTACTTGATGTCTCCAACGAAGCAGGTATGAAGCCTGACCATATTCGTGACTTAATAAAGGACTGGACAGACAAGTATTCAGTCTCTGAGTGGCGTGTTGAAAAAAATGCATTTCAAGCGATGTTAACTCAGGACCGTGAGGTACGAGAATACCTATCAGCGAGGGGTGCAACACTCAAAGAACACCATACTGGAAACAATAAATGGGATACAGACTTCGGTGTTGCATCCCTAACGACATTGTTCCATGGTCATGATGAGGGAAATAATTTAATTGAATTTCCTTCCACCCACATGTCAGAAGGTTTAAAGGCTCTTATAGAGCAACTGGTTACTTGGTATCCAGATGCACCAAAATCACAAAAGACAGACTGCGTTATGGCGTTCTGGTTTGCTGAACTTGCAGTTCGTGACCGCATTGCTAACGCAAATTACTTTGCCCGCACTCATGCCAGAGCAAGTATGTTCCATACGAAATATGACAAATCCCAACAGATAAATATTAATTTGTCTGATTACGCTTACCAATAAGATAGGAGGTGGATATGCCGCTTTCCATTGAAGAAGTTAGAAATACCTATGACCGTTATCGCAAAATGTATGATGACCGTGACCAACGGATGAATCAGGTATTACAAGTTCGCCAAGGAAAGATGCGTGATGTCTACCCAGATTTATTCCCCGATGGTCCTTTTGAAAATCCTATCGTTGCGAATATGGTTGATATTGCTGCTAGAGATTTAGCGGAAGTTATTGCACCACTACCATCATTTAGTTGCACATCAACTTCTATGGTTTCTGATGTTGCCCGTAAGAAGGCTGACAAGCGTGGTGAGATTGTAAATGGAATTATTGATTTCTCAGACATCCAATCACAAATGTTTACTGCTGCTGACCGTTATGTTACATACGGATTTGTTCCAGCACAGGTAGAAATTGATGTTGATGAAAAGATGCCTCGTATCAAGTTTCTTGATTCACTTGGTTCATATCCAGTCATTGACCGCTATGGTCGTGTGATTATGTTTTTCCAACGGATGCAAAAGCCAACAGAAGAATTGATGGCACAGTATCCAGAGATTGCACACCTTATCTACGATAAGAATACTGCATCTTCAATGTCTGAAATTGTTCGTTACCACGACAAAGACCAAGACATTATCTTCATGCCTAACCGTAGCAATTTAGTTTTAGACCGTGCCCCAAATCTAATGGGCGAGGTTATGATTCGTGTAGTTAAGCGCCCATCATTAGATGACCAAACTCGTGGTCAGTTTGATGATGTTCTGGCAATCCAGGTAGCAAAAGCACGCTATGCATTGCTTGCGCTAGAGGCAGCGACTAAATCCGTTCAGGCACCGATTGCAATGCCTCAAGATGGAAATGAGTTAGCCCTTGGACCAGATGCAATTATGCGTTCCTCTAAGCCTAATGAAATTCGCAGAGTTCCGCTTGACCTACCTGCTAATGTGTTCGCACAGTCACAAGTTCTTGAAAGCGAACTGCGCTTAGGTTCACGCTTCCCAGAAGTTCGTACTGGTAACTCAGATGCTTCTATCGTTACTGGTCAAGGCGTTAAGGCTTTGATGGGTGGATTTGATACACAAATTAAAACAGCCCACTCAATGTTTGCTCGTGTATTTACAGAACTACTAGCACTTGCACTTAAGGTAGATGAAAGAGTATTTGCCAACGAAGAAAAAGAACTTGTTGGTATTTACAATGGAACTCCTTACAATATCAAATACAAGCCAAAGCGTGATATTGATGGTGACTACACAGTAGATGTTCAATATGGATTGATGGCAGGACTTGACCCTAACCGTGCTTTGGTATTTGGTTTGCAAGCCCGTGGCGATAAATTAATCTCTCGTGATTTCTTACGCCGTCAAATGCCTTTCTCTTTCAATGCAACTCAAGAAGAAGAAAAGGTTGAAACCGAAGAACTTCGTGATGCTATGAAGCAAGCAATCGCATCATACGCACAAGCAATACCTGCCCTTGCAAGTCAAGGACAAGACCCATCAGACATACTTCGCAAACTTTCTATGGTAATTAGTGAGCGCCAAAAGGGAACTGCTATTGAATCAGCAATCCAAAAGGCGTTTACGCCAGAGGTTCCCGCCCCCGCTGCTAATGCCCCTGCGACAGTAAATCCAGCATCTGGTATGCCAGGTGAGGCAGCAGCGGGTGGTGCGGGTGAAGGTTTACCAATGGGCTTATCTGAAACTGGTCGTATGCAAGGTGTAGCACCTGGACAAATTGCACCAGGTGGTCGCCCAGATGTTCAATCACTTCTTGCTTCTCTAAATTTTAGAGGAGAACCAAACCTACAAGCATCAGTCGCAAGACGAATACCAGTATAGGGAAGGAGGGTAAACCATGGCGAATACAAGTTCAGCAAAGTATCCAAATAACCAACCAGGTAAAGGCAGCAAGCCTGCTAACCAAGGTGGTTCTGCAAAGGCAAATGTGCAACAACCACGCATGTCAGGTATGCCAAAGGCTGCAAAGCCTGGCGCTACCGTTACTATGTTCACAAAACAACCTAAAGGTACACGAGGCTCAAAGTAAGTCTTAAACCTGAGTAAGTTTCAAAACTGCTCACTACTTTTATTAACGCTCTTATAGCGAAGGAATAACAATGGCAGAAAAAACAAACAAGAATTTCCAGGTCTCCGCAACAGGCGGAGCAGGAAGTGCTGGACAACCAGCACAATACATGGCTAGTGATTTTGAAAGAACTGGCGATGCTGGAAATATGGAACTTCAAACAGCAGCACCTATGAATAAATCAGGTGTTATGCTCCCACAAGGAGTTGGTGGTAAAGCACCAGTTATGCCTGCACAAGAACAAGTTACTCCTTTGACTGCATTAACAGAGCGCCCAGATGAACACCCAGCAACAGGTGCAACAATGGGTCCAGGAGCAGGTCCAGAAATCCTTGCATCTCCTGGCATGCTAGATGCACAAAATTCTCAAGACATGCAAAAACTTGCAGCATTTCTTCCTATCTATGCTCAAATTGCAGAGTCTCCTAATGCAACAAATTCAACTCGTAACTTCTACCGCTGGCTTAAGACACAGGTAGTGTAACGATGTCATGGACAGATACTCTCGGTAAGATTACTAAAAATGTTGTTGATTTCACTGGTATTCCAGGACTTATCCACGACATGTCAAATACCTTAAGCAACGATGACCCATGGTATACAGACGGAATTAATCTTGTTAAAGATGTAGCCAAAATTGGAACTACTCCAGTTCGTGGTGCAGTTAAAGGTTTACTTACTGTCGGTCAAAAGTCTTACGAGGCAGGCGGAATTGTTCGCCAAAAAATGGAAGAGTCATTACTTGATACTCCATTGATGTATAACAAGTTTAAAAACGAAGGCGAATCATTTGATGATTACCGCAGGCGTGTGGCAGCAAGCAAAGACCAAATCTCTTTAGGTCAGGCTGTTCTTTCTACTCTATCACCAGGCAAAGATGTTGCTGATAGAAGTGGTTGGTTTTCTAATTTTGAAGATAACCACCTTAAATTTTTGTCTGCTGGTTTTGACTTGTTCAATCCAGAAGACCGCAAGGCTGCATTTTCTGACCAGTTTACTGGCAAATTCCTTAGCGGAACACAAGACTTAGTTGCCTCAACTGTTATTGACCCATTGACATTTACTGGTTTCTTGGGCAAGGGTGCAATGATTGCATCTAAAGGCATAATGTATGACAACATTAGCGGTAAGTTAGCAAGAACAGTATTTGGCAAAATTGCAATGACTAATGAAAAGATGGATAATCTTTTAGGTCGTGCATTAGAAGGCGAAGGCAAAGCAGTTGCCGATGTAGATTTCTTAGCACAAACAGATGCTAAAGGTCAGTATGGTTACTGGTCAAAGAAAAAAGTAACTAATCCAGATGCCATGGCTTATCTATTTGGTCAAGCAAAAAGACGAGAAGAGGTAGTAGATACCTTCCGTGCTTTGATGCTTAAAGATACTAAAGCAATGTCTAAAATAGCAGAGGCTGACTCAGAGCGTGCATTGGTATTAGATGCAACTACAGATGTTCCACATCCACAACGCCAACTATTAGATGGTAAATTAGATGGAGATGTTTTAACATCTGATTCTTACAATGCATCTATTGGAAATTACATAGAAAATTTAAAGAAAACAGACCCAGCATTTCTTGAGGCTTACAATAAAGTAGCAACTGGTCGCCCTTTCCGCTACGGTTTTGAATCTCAATTAATGCAAGAGTCTCGCTTTGGTGCAGTTAACCAAGCAAAGAAGATGGCTGCTCGCACATTTGCTGAGCCAGAGTCTGTAACATTTCTTAAGACATCACTTCACCCAATGATAAAGATTGGTCACTTCTTCCGTGAAGATGTGCCAAGTGGTGTGTTTAGTGTTAATGACGGAAACTCTTATATGGAGTTTAATACTTTCTTAAGACAGACAAATGACTTGTCTGGCGGTAAGTTCCGTGAGACATCAAAAGATTTGGCTGACCGTTATTTAAGCGCTGAAAAACCAAATGACCGTTTGGATATTATTAAAGAAGCAGAGCGCAAAGCAATCAATACTCTCTTCCCAAATTATGACCAAGAAACTCTTGACAAGATTTACAAAATTTATGATAGTCGCCGTGCTTCATTAATTGAACGCCACAATAACCAAGGCTTTCTTGGATTCTTTGATGGTGACCAATTCATAAATATGAAGTCACCTTTATTAGAACGAGAAGCAGCAAATACAGTTATTATTGCTGACCTTGCTCGCTTAAAGCGTGGTGTTGATGCACATGAGCGTGTGCTTCCTACATTACTGCAGGGATTAGATGTAGATAATCTGGCTATTCGCACTCAAAAAACAACTGCAGCGCTAGATACAATTAACGATATTTTTAAAACTTCTGTGCTTATGCGCTTTGGTTACACAATCCGTAACCTTACAGAAGCCCAACTATCTATGATGGCTAAGGGTTTTGCCCTGCCAGCAATGGTTGCAGCCAACGGTAAAGAGGGCGTATCCCGTTTCTTTAATAACCGTAAGGTTGGATTTAACCGTCTTGCTGACCAAGTAAATGTTTTAACTGGCAAGGCTGATGACTTTAATGTATTGCAGCATGAAATTGGTTCAGCCACAGACATGCTTCGTTCAGTTGATATGGGAAGACAACAACTTGCCAAGGCTGTATCACAGCGTATTGCCGAAATTGAAAGCGGTAAGTTTCAACTTCGTTTAACTGGTAACACTGGTCCATTAAATCTTGAAGATGAAGTTAAAACTCTTAAGGGTGTATTAGCAGATTTAGAGTCAGTAACTCTTTATCATGGTTCTGCAGGTCCATTAGCGCTAGATAAGTCTCGTGCATTGGCTACATCTGCTTCGCCAACCATTGCTCGCCGTTAT